GTGAACTTGGCGAAGCACGTAAGGTAATGGAAGAGGAGTACCAGAGTAAAATCCAAGAGATTAACTCCATGGCTCAGGCTTCTGCTGCTGTGCTTTATAGTCAAGAACAAGAACTCGCTAAGGAATACCATGAGATTGAAGCAGCTATTGAACAAGCTCGTGCTGATGGCGACACCTATGAAGTTAATGAACTGAAAGATAAGCGAGAGCAATCTCAAAAACAATACTGGGAAGCACGCAAAAAACGTGAGTCACTAGTGGAGGCAGTTCAAAAACAAGAAGAAGTAAAGATAGAACAACAATGGTCAGAGCAATTGAATTATTTCAATGAAACAATTCCAACTCTAATCCCTGACTTTAATGAAGATACTGCAATGGCAATTCGTGAATTCGCTATTGAAGAAGGAATTGCACCTGAAGTATTAGATACTATTGCAGATCCTATCATTGTTAAATTTGTTGATGACTATCGACGCTTAAAACAAGGTGTTTCTAAAGGCCAAGCTAAACGTAAAACTACCACTGTTAAGAAGGCTCCTATCCGTAAGGCTAAAACTCGTTCCCAAAAGGAAACAAGTAATGCAGAACGGCTACGGCAAAAGGCTTTAAGTGGTAATGCTTCAGCTGATGAACAACAAGATTTTCTTAGGAGTTTAGCACAACGCTCACTTAACTTATAATACCTCGGAGGTATATGAATAATGGCTAATAATCTTGGTGTTCGCGGCACCGGAGGTCCAGCAGGACCAGCTCGCGGAACCGGCAAAGACGTCTCACAGCGTGAGGATCTTGCCAACTTTATCACGATGATTACTCGTGATGAAACCCCTTTCATGTCATCTATTGGCAAAGCAAAAGCAACAGCTATTTACCATGAGTGGCAGACAGACCAGCTGGAAGCACCAGGCAACTCTCGCATCGGCGAAGGTACAGACTGGATTGCACCAGACACAACAGGCTCAGGCGGTACAGGTGCAACACCTGCAACTGGCGACAAGTTTGCTATCTCAGGTCCATATCGCACTCGTCTGGGTAACTACACTCAGATCAACGGTAAGACAATTGCTGTATCAGGCACACGCCGTGCAGTAGATCAGGCCGGTGTAGCTGATGAGTATGCTTATCAGTTGAAAAAGCGTGGTACAGAACTACGCCGTGACGTTGAGTTTGATATGATTCACTCAATGAACACTTCAAACGCTGTAGGTACACAGAACGCTAACGCTCGTTCAGCTGGTGGTTATCAGGCTTTCATCAACTCAGCTTCAACAGTTGACTACGTTGGTGAATTCCAGGCTCCTTCAGCAGCAACAACTGGTGCTGGTACAGATGCAGATGGTACAGCTATTGCTCGTTCAACCATTGCTGGTTCAACAACTGCACCTGATCGTGACCCAATTGCTTTGACTAACATTGACTCAGTCATGCAGAAGATCTATGAGCAAGGCGGTAAAGCCTCAAAGATCATGCTGTCACCAAAGCTTCGCCGTGACTTCTCTGACCTGATGGTTGGTGATACAGGCGTACAGCGTAACATTGACGACTCAGGCAAACTGCGTCAGTCAGTTGACATCTATATGTCAGACTTCGGTGATCTAATGGTAGTTCCTAACTACGTCATGGGTCTCACAAACAACTTTGCGTTTACTGGTGACAACAACGTTGCTCACTCAGGCGCTGGTGTTACTAACCTTGCTAACTTCTCTGCATTGATCTATGATCCAATGTGGTTTGCTATTGCAACTCTGCGTCCTCTTGCAGAAGTTGACGTAGGACAGCAAGGCGACTCAACTAAAGGCATGATGGTTGAAGAATCAACCTTGGAAGTCCGTAACCCATTGGGTTGTGGTGCTATCTACGGCCTAGAGTAGGTTTTATTGAGGGGAGGCTTTCGGGCTTCCCCTCTTTTTACTATAGGAGATAATGATGGCTGAACAAGCAACAAATTCTCAAATCAAAGCAATGACACCTGCTGAATTTGAAGCCTATAAAAAGAAAATGGGAATGGATAAGCTAGTAAAAAAGAATCATTTAATTGGAAAAAACAGTAGTATGAATCCAGGTACTTCAGCTGAATATAATTATGGTGGTGCTAAAATTAAAAAATCTAGTTATTATTCAAAAGGTGGCACTGTCTTTACGGGGAGATAAATATGAAAACATGTCCAGGGTGTCCAACACCTAAGAAATGCATGGCAATGGGTAAATGCTTAAATAAAGAATCTAATAAAGGCATGAAGATGGATCCTCAGTATAAATCTGCTGGTGGTACTGTTTTTAAAGGTCGCTAATATAAACAAATAGGAGTACAGTAAAATGCTAGTTATTCAAACAGCAAACGGGAATACTTACCCCGCAGAAACATGTGTGTGGCGTACAGCTACTGTTTCAACTGGTGGATACCAGTTAACACACTTAACCGTTGGTTCACCTACTGTTGCCGTTGGCGCAGCACCAGCTGCAGCCCCGACAGGAGCACGGTTAGGTTATATCGGAAAGTCAGGTCGTTTTGTAGCATATACAGAACCCGCCGCTTAATTAAGTAGGAGAGGACATGAGTAAAGAAACAGACTTTAAATTCTACAGCTCGACTGTAGGAGCCAAAGAAGGTATTCAAGCTGGTTTTGATCTTCAAAGTGGAGATTGGCAAGCAGTACAAGATATTTCAAAGTATAAGGAAGCAGCAAAGCTTCAGCGAGATAAAGAAGCATATTATGGTAAAAGTAATAATGGATACCGTAAGATGGCAACTATCCCTGACATTGTAGCAATTAAGATTCTCGAAGACCATAAGCTAGATCTACACGATCCTGCCTTTATGAAAGATCCTAATAACCTTAAAAAGCTTAAGACTATCTTAGTTACAGAATACTCCGATTTGGTAATCAATACTTAATTAGGAGAATTAAATGGCGAGAACCTATACAGACTTTGTTGCGCTAGTTCGCAACTGGTCAAATAAAGATTCCGCAGTCCTATCTGACGCAATCATACAAGATTGTTTACGTTATGCAGCAGATAAAGCTTATCGAACGCTAAGAGTTAGCGCATTAGAAGCAACTATTTCGTATAACGCAACAGCATTAATTGCTGCTACTACAGCAGGAAATAATCTTGTTGATAGTAAAACAGAGTTAGTATTACCTTCGGATTTAATTGAGTTTATTTCAATTATTGAAGTAGATGCTGCTGATCAAGCAACTCGTGTTTTTAATGAAAAAACAGACTTAAGAACATTTAATGATTGGACTGCTAACAAATATAATTATAATGCTTACTGGTCTAGGGAAGGTAATAACTTAATTCTCTCTCCTGGATTTCAGCAAAACACTTCTATTGGATCTCCTACTGAAGTAAAGATTCATTACTATCGGAGATTACCAGCGCTTAATGCAACCTATAGTGTTACGCCAGCTAACTTTGCAGCAAATCTTTTAGTATCTGCTAGCGCAGGAGATCCTGGTGCGGTACAACTTTTTTTCAATAGTAATGTTAGTGGTGTTGCTTATAAAACATCTGCCTTGGCACAAGCTGCAGATCCTGCTGGAACTGTATCGAGTGCCTATTATGTAGGAACATTAGTCTATAACTGGCTTCGTGATGATAACGAAAGAGTATTACTCATGGGTTCACTTGCAGAAGTATTTGCATACCTTCAAGATGATGAACAAGCTCAAAAGTATATGGCTATGTTTGTAAGTGAAGTTAATGAGCTTAATGATGAAGACAATAAACGAAATGCTTCGGGTGGCAACCTACAAGTAAGCTATAGTGCAGGAGGGTTAATCTAATGACAACACCGGCACAACCAGATACCGTAGATGTCGTAGGTGCTACTGGCGATGCATCTGCAGGTGGTTTATTTAATAGTTCACAAAACACAGCTATTACTAGTCTTGAAACAGCTATTGCAGACTTTGTAACTGATGCACAAACAGCAGCAACTAATGCAAACACTAGTGCATCAAACGCTGCAACTAGTGCAACTGCAGCAGCAACTAGTGCTTCTTCTGCTTCGACTAGTGCTACATCAGCATCATCTAGCGCTTCTTCTGCACTTGCCTCTAAAAACAGTGCTACTACAAGTGCTACTAACGCAGCTACAAGTGAAACTAACGCAGCTACTAGCGAAACAAACGCAGAAGACTGGGCAGTTAAAACAAATGGAATTGTTGAAAGTACAGATTACTCATCTAAAGCTTGGGCAATTGGTGGTACTGGGGTTACAAACACTGCTAATAGAGGTCCAGCAAAAGATTGGGCAACAAAAGCAGAAGATGTTACTGTTGATGGAACTGAATTTTCAGCATTACACTATGCTGCAAAAGCTTCAACTAGTGCAACTAATGCAGCCTCTAGTGAAACTGCAGCAGCCTTAAGTGCTACACAAGCAGCAGGGAGTGCTACTAATGCGGCTACTTCAGCAGGAAACGCAAGTACCTCTGAAATAAATGCAGCAGCTTCTGCAGCAGCAGCCCTTACCTCAGAAAATAATGCGGCTACTAGTGAAACTAATGCGGCTACTAGTGAGACTAATGCTGCAGCATCCGCAGCGGCAGCTCTTGTTTCTGAAAATAATGCAGCGACTAGCGAGACTAATGCAGCAACTTCAGAGACTAATGCGGCTACAAGTGAAACAAACGCAGCTAGTTCAGCTACTTCAGCAAGTAGTGCGCAGACAGCAGCAGAGGCAGCAAGAGATCAAGCCTTAGCAGCCTTTGATAACTTTGACGATAAGTACCTCGGTGCTAAAGCAGCAGATCCTACTACTGATAATGATGGTGATCCACTACAGTCAGGTATGTTATACTATAACACCACTGATGACGTAATGAAAGTTTACACTGGTAGTGCTTGGGTTGCAGCTTATGTTTCAGGTGGTGGTTTTGCATTGCTTACTGGTGCTACTTTCACAGGTGCCATTTCAGCACCAAGTATTGATGGTGTACTTGCAAGTACTGTAACAGGCACTACACAAACAAGCGGAACTAATAACACTAGTATTTCAACAACTGCCTTTGCAGTAACAGAAGCAAACAATGCAGCGGTAGCTATGGCTATTGCACTAGGATAATAGGAGATAACTATGGCTAATAGTTTTAAAAGTAAAACAGATACCGCTATTGGAACTTCTGCTGCTACGCTTTACACTTGTCCAGCTGCTACACAAACAACAATTATTGGACTTACAGTAGCTAATATTGTAGCCAGTCAGATTGTTATTGATGTAGAGCTAGACGCTAGTACAAGAACAAGCGGCGCTGAAGATAGCGTTTATATTATTAAAGATGCACCAATTCCTGTAGGCAGCAGCCTTATTGTAGTTGGTGGAGAACAAAAAGTAGTAATGGAACCAGGAGATACCCTGAAGGTAACTAGTAATGTTTTATCTTCAGCAGATGCTATTGCGTCACTTCTAGAAATCACATAAGGGAGGTTTAATATGTCATATATTGGCAAAGGTGTTGAGGTTGTAACCTTTAACACAGCAACAACCCTTGATGTAGCAGGTAACATTACGGTTGGTGGAACCGTAGATGGTCGTGATGTAGCAACTGACGGTACTAAACTAGATACTATTGCTGCAAATGCAATTGCAAATCTTTCAGAGGACACAACACCTCAGCTTGGTGGAAACCTAGATCTTAACACTAGTAACGTTATTGGAACTGGTAATATAAATGTTACTGGTTCTATCACAGGAACATCTTTTGTTTCAACTGGTGATATGAGCTTTACTAATAACAGTAAGGCTATCTTTGGTACATCACCAAGCCTAGAAATATACCATGACGGTAGCAACAGTATTCTTGATGATGTTGGTGCTGGTAACTTTAAGATGCAACTTGCTGGTGCTGATAAGTTAGAAATAACTAGCACTGGTGTAGATGTTACAGGTACGGTAACGGCTGATGGGCTGACTGTGGATGCAGGAGACCAGATTAAGTTTGGCGGTGCCTTTGATTATATTGCACACGACAGTTCTAATAATGCTGGCATCATCAACCATCGAAATACTATAAAGGTCAATGTTGACGCTAATAACGACAGTTCTACTGATGGTTATTTCGGCGTGGGTCGTGACGGCACTGACGCATCGTCAACGGATATGTTCCGCATCGCACAGAACGGCGACATCAGCTTCTACGATGACACAGGCGTGACGCAAGGCTTGTTCTGGGATGCCTCAACGCAGCGATTAGGGCTGGGGACGACTTCGCCAGCAACAGCACTTACAATTGCATCAGAGGGTAAACTTAGATTATATCGTGCTGATAATGCAAGGTATGGTGATATATATAATGACAGTAGTTTCTTAAATATTGAAACATCTAACGACCCAATTAAAATTGCTGGGCAGACTTATATTAGGTTTGACACTGACGGCTCAGAAGCAATGCGCATCTCCGGCGGCAACGTGGGCATTGGGACGAGTTCGCCTAGTGCTGGTGCTGTTGGTGGCACTGTTGTTCACGTTCAAAACAGTGGTGGAACCGCTTCTGTTCGTGTTGACCGCAGCGATGCGTCTACGGCTGGCACATTGTCTATGACATCTGGCAAT